CAGGAATCAATCCTGGGCAGTGCAGACCTGAGCAAAATCAACATCACTGCAGAAGCAGAGGCGCGGGCGCTGTTCCTGGAGGAAGAGGCCTACGTCAGCCAGAACAACATGCTGCGTGGCAATCCGAACCACACCTCTGTATTCATGACCTATATGCCCAGCCGGGCCCTGCAGCGTTGAGCCATGCCTCTTGTCAGCAGCTCCATCCCCAACCTGATCAATGGGGTCAGTCAGCAGCCGGCTGCTTTGCGCCTGGCTTCTCAGGCTGAGCAGGTCGTCAACTGCATGCCTTCCCCGGTGGAAGGCCTGAAGAAGCGTCCTCCCAGCTACAACATCGGCAAGCTGTTCTCCGGGACTGCTGGCACTGGCCGGCCTTTCACGACCATCGTCGACCGTGACGGCACCATCCAGTACCTGGTGCTGATCCTGGATAACGACATCAAGGTCTTTGGGATGGACGGCAGCGTCAAGACCGTTGCCAAGCCTGATGGCACCGGCTACCTGGACATCACTGGTGAACCAAGCACCGTGTTCCGTGTGGCATCGGTGGCTGACTACACCTTCATCGTCAACCGCGAAAAGACGGTGGCGATGCTGACGGGTGGCGGCGATTTGTCCCCTACCTGGGGCACCAAGTCAATGGTGTTCATAAAGGCCGCTGATTACTCAACGACCTACACCATCACGGTCAACAGCACCAGCGTCACCTACACCACTGCCAATGCCGGTGGCTCTGTCCCGAGCGTTGTTGAAGTTGCCACCAACCTGAAGAACAGCCTCTCCGCAGCCCTTGGCGCTGGCTGGACCATCACGAGCTACGAGAGCAACGTGATGATCACCAAGAACGACGGCACTGACTACACCTTGTCGACCATTGATAGCCGTAGCGGCGAGATGATCGTTGCTCTCAAGGGCGTCGCTGATTCGCTTTCCGACCTGCCGACCAGGGCGGAGCATGGCTTCATCATCAAGATCCAGGGCTCTGCTGCCACCAGGCTGGATGACTACTACGTCAAGTTTGAAACCAACGCAGGCAGCGGCACCGGCCATGGCGTATGGCGGGAGACCGTTGCCCCAGGTATCGCCTACAAGTTCGACCCGACCACCATGCCTCATGTGCTGGTGCGGGAAAGCAATGGCACCTTCACTTTCAAGAAGTTCGATTGGTCTGCTCGCGTAGCAGGTGACGCCGACACTGCTCCCAACCCCAGCTTTGTTGGCAGCACCATCCAGAACGTCAATCTGTTCCGCAACCGCCTGTGCCTACTGGCGGATGAGAACGTCATCCTGTCTGCAGCTGACAGCTACGACCGGTTCTGGCCGGAAACCGTACAGACCATCGTCGACAGCGACCCGATTGACCTGACGACCGGTGGCCGGGAGATCAACTTCTTGATCAGCAGCCTGGCTTTTGCCAATGTCCTGCTGCTTTTCAGCCGTCATGGTCAGTTCCGTTTGGACAGCGGCACCAGTACCGGCATCGCCCTGACGCCCAAGAGCGCAACGATCACGCCGGTGACATCCTTTGAGATGGTCGATTCCGTCGATCCGGTGGGCGTTGGCCGGACGATTTACTTCTCCGTCCCCAAGGGCGACTTCACCGGCCTGCGGGAGTTCTTCCTGCCTGACGCCAGCGGCCCAGTGCCGATCTCCGAGGAAGTGACGTCGTCGGTGCCACGGTTCGTGCCGAAGAACCTTTGCACCTTGGTGGCGACCACGTCGGAAGAGACGATCCTGGCCATCAGCAAAGACCAGCCCAAGCGGGTCTACCTCTATAAGTTCTTCTTCCAGGACGACACCAAGCTGCAATCCGCTTGGTCCTACTGGGAAGCCAAGGGTGATAAGACGATCCTTGGCGCCGACATGATCGACAGCGACCTGTACCTGATCGTTGAGTACAGCGATGGGGTCTACCTGGAGAAGGTGATCCTCCGCCCCGAGAACGTGGACAGCGGCACTGGCATTGAGGTGCTGCTGGATCGCAAGACCACTGAGGCCAGCTGCTCCGTAGCCCTCACCAACCCAGCCGGCCTGGACGTCCAAAGCACCATCACCCTGCCGTACCCCATTGCAGCCAACAGCTCGATGGTGGTGGTCGGTCGCTTCTTTGCTGGCAACACCATCCAGCACGGCCAGGTCATCGTGCCGATCAGTCAAACCTTGACCGGTGGAGCTGGTGGCAATGGCACCCTGGTAGTCCGCGGCAATCTCACCAACGCCAAGTTCTACGTCGGTGAGCTGTACGACATGCTCTATGAGTTCAGCACTCAGTACATCAAGGAGCAGCCGCCTGGTGGTGGCATTGCAGTGGTTGGCGGCCCGCGCCTGCAACTGCGGACCTGGACGATGATCTTCGACCAGTCCTCGCACTTTGAAATCAAGGTCACCCCTAAAGGGCGTTCAACCTTCACCTATCCCTATAACGGCATCCACCCCGGTGACGGGGACCTGCTTGGGGCCATCAATGTTGCGACCAGCAAGTTCCGCGTTCCAGTGATGACGCAGAACATTGACGCCAAGATTCAGATTGCAAATGGCAGCGCCTTACCCTGCAGACTGCAGTCAGCGGAATGGGAAGGGTGGTATCACTCCAGAGCCGGTCGCATGTGACGAGCTACTGCCGGCGCTCTGACATTAAGGACGTCCGCCCTGTCGCGTTCAACATGCGGCAGGAGGACGTTTCGGAAGTTATGGCCGGTTGCGGGCAGACACCTACTGATGCACTGCTGTTCTGTTATTTCAAGAGCCGTCCTTGCATGACAATCGTTGGCAGAAGCGGCAACCCAATCGCCATGTGGGGCGTAGTTGATCAAGGCGACCGGCTGGGCAGGGTCTGGATGCTGGCCACAGATGAACTGGTAGACGACAAGCCAAATAGCATTCAGTTCCTACGGCAGGCCAGGACCTGGCTCGCTCGGGTCATGGGGGACTATGACGTCCTCTTCAATTACGTCGATGCCCGCAACGTCGTTCATGTCAAATGGCTTCAGTGGATGGGCTTTACCTTCATCGCAAAGCATTCAAACTATGGGCATGAGGGCCTGACGTTTCTGGAGTTTGTGAGGATGAGCCATGTGTGAACCCGTCTCGATCACTCTTGGTGTCCTGACGGCTGGCCTTGGCATTGCACAGAGCGTTGCGTCCTATCAGCAGGCCCAGGCAAACGTCACGACCGCCAATGCGCAGGCGCAGCAGAGCTATCAGTTCCAGCAGATGCAGGCGGGATCAGCCCGCTCCTTTGAAAAGCTGAAGGCTCAGCAGCAGTCCGCGATCATGGAACAGAACCGGTTCTTGGCGGACCGGGCCTATGAGAACGACATCTCACAGCTCAACCTGCGGCTACTGCAGGAGCAGGAAGCCGCTGCACAGAAGCAACGGGAAGCGGGGCTTGCCGCCCAAAGGGGCATGGGCGAGATCAGGGCAACTGGCCGCTTGGGCGCCACGGTTGACAACCTGATCGCGGACTACTACAGGCAGCAGGCGGTCTTTGATTACGCCACTGAGCGCAACCTGGCCTTCACCACAGCGCAAACGCAGCAACAGAAGATGGGTGCTGCGGCGCAGCGTGGCAGCAGGTTGGCCAGTCAGCAGCCGTATCTGGAGCAGCCGGTCATTGATCCGATTGAACCGATTTACCAGGCGGCGCCAAGCGCAACGCCGTACATCCTTCAAGGTGCATCCGCTGTTCTCAGTGGTGTCAGCACTGGCCTCAGCACTGCTGGATCCATCGGCAAGCTCAAGGCGGCTCAACCGCCCAAGGTGGATTCGTTCGACCAAATGCTCAAAGGCGTCAAACAGTACGGGGGTTAAGCCATGGCACGTCTTTCTACCGGTCAGACCTTTGGCGAAACTGACCGCGCTACGCCGGCACGGCTCATGGGTGCCGCTGAGCAGATGGCCACTCCCGGCATCTTGGCTCAGGCGACGATTAACCAGCCTGGCCTTCAGCCGCAGGCGGCGCCGGTAGAGCTGTTCCAGCAGACCGGTGCCCCGACTGTTGGTGGCGCACCGCGGATGTTCGCTCCGCCTGAACTACCTGCCGCCAATCAGGACATGGCAAACCTGGCCAAGGCACTGGGTAGCTTCAACCCAGTCCTTGAGTCCTTTGGCGAGCAGTACGTCGAGAAGCTGAAAGCTGACGACAAGCGTGCCCAGCTGATTGGCCAGCAATTTGCCATTGACCTGCAGGCCAAGTACCCAGGCCAGCAGTTGGCGGAACTCCGTGATCAGCTGTACCGCCAGGCTCAAGCTGGTGATGCCGGTGCTGCTGAGGCTTACGCCAAGGTCCAGGCGTTGAGCCCGCTACAGCTGGCCTACGCCAATCGGTACAACAACAAGGCGCTACTGCGAGACGACATCAATACCGCTGTCGGCAAGTGGTCGCAGACAGCAGACATCGGTGGCGTCCCCAGGGATCAGATCCCATTGGGTGACCCAAGGCTGCAATCAGCGCAGACGTCGCTGTTCCGCATCCCCAACGACCCGGTGCTGTATGCGGAGATGGCTCCGCAAATTGAGGCCAAGTACGCCGAGATGAATCGGCAGCAGGCTTCTGACCACCTGGCGTGGAAATCCCGGAACGCCAGTGTCGCTACGCAGAACAACATCGTCAGCCATTTCAATGCGCAGAAGGTCGACCGCCTTGGCGCTATTGCGGACATCAGCCAGCAGCTGACTGCTGCTCGCCAAAGCCTGGGCATCGACAAGTACCAGGAGCACGTCGGCAACATGACCAAGTGGATGGCTGATGCGGTGCTGGCCGGATCACTAACCCCAGACGGGAAGCTGGATCGCAAACGGTGGGCTTACCTGTCCGCCGAAGCGCAGCAGGTCTTTGCTGGCCTCACGGCAGGACCCAATGGCATACGACTGACTGATCAGCTCGGGGCTAAAGGCGGCGTGTCGGGTCAGATCCAGCTGG